TTCTATGAGCGGGATTTCGCGCGGTCAAGTTCCCTGGCCTCTTGTCATTCCGCCTACAGTCCTTGGAGAGCATGCGCGTGCAATTGCATCCTCTGTTGAGGACTCACTTGATGCTTTAGGAGATTATGCTGATGTTTTGGCAGCCGGCAGAAATATTCTTTGCGCTCTTCAACCAAGCAAAATCGACGTCCCTGCCTTACGCGCTTGTGAAAACAGCGTGTCTGGCGGACCACTTGAAAGCTTTGAGCCTGGTCCTGATTTTATGTGTGAGCCGCCTGTCTATTCTCATGCAACAGCAACAGGTCGTCTAACTGTCAAGAGCGGACCAAAGATCTTAACACTGCATCGCGACCATCGCCGGATTCTATCCAGCAGGTTTTCATCCGGCAAAATGATGCAGGTTGACTTTGTGTCTCTCGAGCCCAGGGTCCTACGTCTCCTTAAAACCGGTAGTGCGCCAAAGGATCTGTATTCAGACATATCTGAGCGCATCGGGGGTGGCTCTACGAGGCGGCAAGTGAAGCTTGCCGTCCTGCGATGTCTTTACGGTTCATCAAGTGCTGGTGTTGGCGACGAGATTGGCGGAGACAGCGTCCGACTTATCAAAGAGGTAGAAGATTATTTTGGACTTAAAGAGCTCCAAGGACGTTTACTCTCTGAATTAAAGACAAACAACATCATCAAGAATTATTGGGGTCGACCGCTTCGTGAAGCAACAAATGGTCATCTTCTTGTTTCTCATTTTACGCAGTCTACAGCAGTTGATGTGTCATTGATGGGGTTTGGGGCGCTTTTTGACCGAATTAAAGAAGAAGATTTGGACGCAGTTCCATGCTTTGTTTTGCATGACGCCCTTCTTCTTGATGTCAATCAACAACACATGCAACGCCTTCAAGCAATCACTGATGAAGGAATTGACATTGACGGACTCGGGCACTTTGAAGTTTCATTTTCTCCTACATATTTAGAAAAAGACGAGAGTAACTAATGGAAAGATGGAACAATCCAGTCAGGACAAGATTGTTGTCTAGCGTTGGACCTAACTCGCCAAATTGGCTTAACAATGGAGACCTTGGACTAGCAAGCTCAGTAGCAAACTCAAAAGTTCTTATTAGCAAGCTTGGTTTAGATAACTTTAACTCGTCTAGCGGCAGCTGGTTTCAAGTTATCTATGAATATCTTACAAGAGTTGGACATTCTTCAATACTAAATGGTCTCTTTGGATCGCCAATAAGAGTCTCAGACAAAGAGATCCAGATCATAATGTCAAAAGATATGTACACATCGAGTAAAAACGGTGCAATTATGCTAAAGTTTGTGAATGCAACACTGGCTGCTGGAGAAAAAGCAGGAAAAATCGCATTGCCAAAAATAGTAAAAGTTAATAGAAACACTGACGGAACAGGTGTGATTATTACTTTTGGCTTGTAAACACGACTTCTTCTTGTTAGAATAACTACATGATGAATGAACAAGAGCTCTCTTCCCTTTGGTCAAACTTTGAACGTCTTGCTGGCAAGATCGCTGATGGTAGCGATGCCAAGGAGGCTGGACTATCAAATCTACTGATGGCACTTGGTGACCGTCTAATAATGTGTCCTGCAGAGCCTCGAAATGACAGTCCTGGCTGTGAGCCTGGTGGGCTACTTTCTCAAGCGATATCAGTTGCAAAAGGCATGAAAAAAATGAATGACACCTTTGAGATGGGCGCGTCAGTCTCTTCAATCTTGCTTGTAGGTCTTTTTCATGAGATTGGAAAAGTCGGATCTCTTGATGAGTCTTACTTTATTGATGAAGATGAGTCTTGGCGCCGCGAGAAATACGGAGCTTTTTACAAGCCAAATGAAAAGCTGTCAAGAATGACAGTTCCAGAGCGCTCAATTTATCTTTTGCAGCATTTTGGAATTCCTCTTAACGAAGAAGAATTTTTGGCTATTCGTGGTCCAAGCAAGCCACCTGATTGGGTCGAAAATCGTCTTGCGCCAACTGCAGAGCCTACTCTTACTATTCTTCTTCGTAATTCAAGAGATATTCTTATCAGAAAAGTTGCTACATAATACTTAATATGAGAAGGAATACAATGAATAGATTAGATCTTCGTCTTCTTGTTATTGAGGCTCTTGAAGAGATGAGAACATGCTCTGAATGCGGTGGCATGTACGAGTCGGGCGCTGTTCATGAGTGTGGCATGTACGAAGGTGATAAAGATGAAGAGCTCGATGAGTTCTCAGGTGCTGGAGCAATTGCAGGCCCCACATTGCCACTTGGCATGAGCCCGTTAGGACCTCGTAGCAGTGTCTCTAATATCGCGCATCGCTCGTTTGGTGGCCTTGGTAAGGCGCACAAAAAGCGCAAAAAACACTGAAAAATAAAACAAAACATATTAAAATCTTCCTATATTCTGGCTCTCAAGGCGGGGTATAGGATAAACCCGCAGAGGGGAAGCGAAAGCCGAAACTCTGCATTTCACAATCAATCAAACAATCAATAAAAAAGGAAACATAAACACATGGCAATAGATCTAGAAGCAATCCGTCGTAAGCTTGGCGAACTCTCTGGTAAGAACAACAAGCAAGGGTGGAAGCCTGAAGAAGGTAAGGAATACACTGTCCGCTTGTTGGCATTCCCCCGCAATGATGGACAGCCGTTCATCGATCGTCATTACTACTACGGTATTGGCAACAGCCCTGGCATTCTTGCGCCTTTCCAGTTTGGTAAGCCTGACCCTATCAAGGAGCTCCGCTCTAAGCTGTACGACGAAGGTAGCGCGGCAAGCAAGGACCTTGCAAAGACTGTGGCACCTAAGATGCGCACTTTTGCTCCGGTAATTGTTCGTGGTGAGGAAGACAAGGGTGTCCGTATCTGGTCGTTTGGTAAGATGGTCTATCAAGACATCTTGAACCTAATGCTTGATGAAGACTACGGCGATATCACTGATCCTCTTGAAGGTCGTGATATTCGTGTCTCAGTGTCAAAGCTGCCTGGTAAACAGTTTGCAGACACTAAGATCTCTCCTCGTGCAAAGGTTGAGCCACTTAGTCGTGATCGTGATCAAGCCAAGAAGTGGCTTGACAGCATTCCTGAGGTTGACACTGCTGCAAACTTGAAGTCTTATGATGAGATTGAAAAGCTTGTCAATGACTGGATTAACGGTGGTTCTAACAATTCTGACACCGGGACAAGCCGTGGTGGTGACTCACGAAGCAATGGGAGCAATGGCGGAAATAGCAACTTTGAGCGAGGTGTTCCTGATAAGCTTGCATCATTTGATGATGATGACGATATCCCACAGTCAAAGAACCAAAAGAAAGGTGGCGTAAGCCCGAAGGAAGCTGAGAAGGCTCTAAAGGATGCTTTTGCTGATATTGAGGATGACGGCTTTTAAGCTGTTCATGTTCATCTAAATTGCAAGGGGTGGACAGGTTTCCTGTCCACCCCTTGCACATGTTATACGCTATGAATAAAATACAAAAGAGGGATTAAATGGCAAAGAAAGAAACAACTGCAACAGTAACAAAGACAATCGCTGATGACTTTACGACTGATCTAATCACATCATTGAACAAAGATCACGGCTCACGAATAGCATACAATCTGTCAATTGACACTTCACCGACTCATGTAAAGCGTTGGATTTCAACGGGATCAAAGCAACTTGATCTTGTGATCTCAAATAGAGCAAACGGCGGATTACCAGAAGGTCGAATTGTCGAAGTCTTTGGTCCACCATCAATTGGAAAGAGCCATGTTGCAACGCAAGTTGCGCGTGCCACCCAGCAAATGGGCGGAATTGTTGTGTATATTGACACAGAAAACGGAACATCTGTTGAGAACCTTGCAGCGCTTGGTGTTGATGTTTCAAAACGCTTTGTTTATGTCGACACGCACTGCACAGAAGAAGTGCTAGACATTGCTGAAAAGACAATCTTAAAAGCAAAGGCAATGGCAAAGAACGTTCCAATTACGATTGTCTGGGATTCTGTTGCCGCGTCATCGCCAAAGGCAGAACTTGAAGGTGCTTATGACAAGGACACAATTGGTCTACAGGCGCGATCAATCTCAAAGGGTATGAGAAAGATTACTGGCGTCATTGGCGATCAAAACGTTTTATTTTTGATCTTGAATCAAACAAGAACAAAGATAGGCGTTCTTCATGGAGACCCGACCACAACCCCAGGTGGTATGGCGATTCCATTCCACGCTTCTGTACGCGTAAAGCTTGGCGCAGGACAGCATATTGAAAATAAGCAAGGGGATGTTATAGGCATACATGTTTGGGGAAAAACTATCAAGAACAAGGTGGCGCCACCATTCCGTAAAGTTGAGTTTCGGATTATTTTCGGAAAAGGTATCGAAGAGCATGAGGAAGTCTTTGACGTTCTTCGTGAATACGGTCCTGACATGATAAACGATCATCAAGTCTCGTTTGAGGGAACGTCTTCATGGAAGACCATGAAGGTGATTAATGAGAAGAACGAATCTATCATCGAAAAGAAGTTTTATAAGCAAGATTTTGGGACAATGTGGGCAGACCCGCTCTACAAACCGTGGATTGACGGCCTGCTTGAGAAAGCGCTTATTAGAACTGCTGTAAGCGCCAGCGATCTTGATATTGATCCAGACTCTTATGAAGAGATGCGCGCTTTGCGTGATCAAATGACTGGCGACATTTCACCAGAAGATTAAGATTTGCTATGACGCTTGACATGGTGATGATATTTAACACTATCATCACCATGCTTCGTATGTCCTATTAACTTCTACAAATAATGAGTTTGTAAAAAGTTTCAAATATGATTATTGTTGTATGTAACAGTAGATTTTAAGGAACGCAAATGCAATCTCAAACTTTAAAGGAGAAGACCATCTACTCGAGGCCCACGCTTCTAGTCGATGGTCTTTAGCTAAACATTTTTACAAGACATTTTTGCGCAAATCCAACATTAGGCGCAAATGGTCAATCTGTAGGCGGGATAGTCGGTTTCCTTAATGAGCTTGCTCAAAAAGTTGATATGCTTAATGCGCGCCGTGCAATTGTTATTTGGGAAGGCGGCGGCTCTACAAGACGACGTGCACTCTTCTCAGATTATAAAGCAAAACGAAAGCCGCAGAAGCTCAACAGATATTATGAAGGTGAGATTCCAGATACAGTCGGCAATAGAAACTGGCAAGTATCAACGCTTGTGCAAATTCTTAGGTTGTTACCTGTTCAACAATCATATGTGACTGATTGTGAGGCTGACGATGTCATAGCATACATTGCAAAGTATCGTTTGCAAGATGACCCCTGCGTCATCATGTCATCTGATAAAGACTATTATCAGCTCTTAAGCGATCGTGTCAAGATTTGGAGCCCAACGTCAAAGTTATTTGTGCATGAAGCCGACATCTTAACGCGCTTTGGATGCACTGCGCAGAATTTTGTTTCAACGCGCTGCTTTGTTGGTGACGGCGCTGATGGAATACCCGGCATTGATGGAGCAGGATGGAAAACTATGGTTAAGAGGTTCCCTGAGGTCGCTGGCGATGATTTTGTCAGCATAGATGATATTGTTGGTATGGCAACAGCTCGGGACACACAGAAAGGCCCGCAGCTGTTCAGAAACATCATTGCTGGCGCAAGCGACGCACGTCTAAATTGGCAATTGATGAACCTTGACGTAAACTCGCTATCAGGAAATCAAGTCGGAAAAATAGAGTCTGGACTTGAATCTTTTAGGCCTGAGGCCCATAAAATGGATTACCTGCGTTATCTCGTAAAGTCTGGACTTAATAATCTTGACAGAGAACGCGTATTTTTTCAATTGACCAGTCATCTTCTTCATATTTAGGAAAGTATTATAAATGAGCGACAACTTTTCAGACGCACTGTTTAAGAACTACGGAAAACGTTTTCAAGAACAAATTTTCCAAGGATTACTGACTGATCATGCCTGGGGCACTCAGATCATTGAGGTTATGAAAGCAGATTACTTTGATCTAAAGTATCTTGCATTTTTGACAGATCGCTATTTCAAGCATTTTCAAAAATATAAGTGCTTTCCCACAATGCAATTGCTTGTTTCAATTGTCAAAGAAGATTTGACAGCAGGACCAGACGCAATTCTTAAAGATCAAATTATTGATTTTTTACACAGAATGCGTGCAAATCCGGATGTCGGTGATCTTGGTTATGTGAAAGAGAAGACGCTGGACTTTTGTAAGCGTCAGGCGTTTCGTGAGGCGCTTGAAAAAGCTGTTGAGATGGTTGCAACAGATAAGTTTGAGTCTGTTGTAGATCTAATGAAGCATGCTGTTTCTGTTGGCATGCCAAATACAGTCGGTCATGATTTCTTTGAGGACGCGGAAGCTCGATTTGTTAAGATCAATCGAAATCCATGCCCAACTGGTCTTGACGTCATTGATAGTAAAGACATCCTTCGTGGTGGGCTTGGTCGGGGTGAACTTGGCGTTGTTGTTGCTGCAACTGGCGTTGGAAAGTCGCATTGGCTTGTTGCAATGGGTGCCCACGCGCTAAAGATGGGAAAGAACGTTGTTCATTACACATTCGAACTTACAGAGACTTCTGTTGGACTTCGCTATGACTCAAATCTTTGCGGAATCTCATCAAGTGATGTGCCAGATATGAAAGAAGACGTCTTAAAGACATATGAAACAATGGAGCTTGGCAGGCTTATTATTAAAGAATATCCAACCGGCGCAGCCACAGTCCAGACTCTTCGTAGTCATATTGAAAAGTTAAGTCTCAAAGGCTTTACGCCTGGCCTTATTATCATTGACTACGCAGATATTATGAGGTCTTCACGAACCTTTGACTCACTACGACATGAGCTAAAGCTTGTCTATGAAGAGCTCAGAAACCTTGCAATGGAGCTAAATTTGCCGATTTGGACAGCATCACAGTCAAATCGAGAAGGTTCAAACGCTGAGGTGGTTGGACTGGAGAATATGAGCGAGGCCTATGGAAAGGCGATGGTAGCAGATGTTGTGATGTCGCTTTCAAGGAAGCCGTCAGAAAAAGCTGATGGCTCAGGTCGTCTTTTTGTTGCAAAAAATCGCGCAGGCAAAGACGGAGTATTATTTCCTATTCACATTGACACGTCTCAGTCTAGAATAAAGGTTCTTGATGAAAACAGCTTAACACTGTCTGAGTCAATGACACAAGATGGAAGCGACGCAAAGAAATTGCTTCGAAAGAAGTGGCTTGAAGTTACAGGAAAAAATTGAGGAACAAATGATCTACAACGATAATGATGTCTTAAAAAGGACAAATGCATATTTTGATGGAGATGAGCTGGCGCCTGATGTCTTTCTAAAGTATGCGCTTCGTGACAGCGCTGGACAGCTACTTGAGGCTGACCCCGACCAGATGCATCATCGACTTGCAAAGGAATTTGCTCGAATTGAGGCAAAGTATCCAAACCCAATGTCAGAAGATGAGATCTATGACCTCCTAAAAAACTTTGCTGATGTGGTCCCACAAGGCTCGCCAATGTCTGGAATTGGAAATCCTTACCAGCTGCAAAGTCTCTCAAATTGCTTTGTTGTCGACCAGCCACATGATAGCTACGGTGGCATCTTGTTCTCGGATCAGGAACAAGTTCAAATCATGAAGCGACGTGGCGGCGTTGGTATGGACATCTCAAACATCAGGCCTAAGGGCCAGCCTACCTCCAATGCAGCAAGGACCACGGACGGTCTTGGTGTCTTCATGGAGAGATTTAGTAACAGCACTCGAGAGGTTGCCCAAGGTGGAAGACGTGGTGCTCTCATGCTCACCATCGATTGTCGTCACCCCGAGATTGAGACTTTCATCAACGTTAAGCGTGATCTAAAAAAAGTCACTGGTGCAAATATCTCTGTGAGGTTCACAGATGAATTTATGCAAGCTGTTGAAAAAGATGAGAACTTTATTCTCCGATGGCCTGTTGAATGTGAGCCTGAAAAAGCTGAGATCGTTCGACATGTCAATGCAAGAAGCGTTTGGGACAAATTTGTTGACGCAGCCTGGGCGTCCGCTGAGCCCGGCGCACTCTTTTGGGACACTGTGATCAACCAAGGCATTGTCGATTGTTATAGCGATGCAGGCTATAGGACAATCAGCACAAATCCTTGCGGTGAAATTCCTCTTAGCCCCTATGATTCTTGTCGATTAATGGTGGTTAATCTTACCTCGTTTGTTCTTAGCCCATTCACAGATTGCGCAAAATTTGACTTTAATCGTTTTAGATCAGTTGTCTACAAAGCACAACGACTAATGGATGATCTTGTTGATCTTGAGATCGAGTGTGTTGATCGTATTCTTTCAAAGATTGAAAGCGATCCTCAGCCTCAGCATGTGAAGCAGATCGAGTGGGATCTTTGGCACAAGATCAAGGCTGCTGGTCGCAATGGTCGTCGGACAGGTCTTGGAATCACGGGACTTGGTGATGCCCTTGCAGCGCTTAACATAAAATACGGATCAGACTTCTCAATTTCAGCAACAGCTGAGATTTATAAGACACTTGCAGTTGGTGCGCATTGTTCGTCACTGATCATGGCATGGGAGCGTGGTGCATTCCCTGCATTTAGCTATGAGAAAGAAAAAGATCATGACTATCTTAATAAGATAATGGAATCATGTGGTCCTGATTTTGTCGACATGTGGAAAAAGACAGGACGTCGTAATATTGCACTCACTACAACTGCGCCTGTGGGATCTGTGTCTTGTCTTACCCGGACGACTTCTGGCATTGAGCCGGCATTCTTACTCTCATATAAACGTCGGCGCAAGATTACTCAAGGTGACATTCAGTCAAGAGTAGATTATATTGATCAGATGGGAGATAAGTGGCAGGAATACACTGTCTATCATCATCAATTTAAGAAATGGATGGATATTACTGGCAAAACTGACCCTCAAGAAAGTCCATATTGGGGCGGGACAGCAAACGATATTGATTGGACAAAGTCAGTTGACATTCAGGCTGCAGCCCAGCAATGGGTTGACCATTCGATAAGCAAGACTTGTAACCTTCCAAACTCTGCAACAAGGGAGACTATCAACGATGTTTACATAAGAGCTTGGAAGACAGGCTGCAAAGGATTCACTGTCTATCGTGATGGTTGCAGGACAGGCGTCCTAGTTGCTAATGATGAAGTCAAGAAATCTGAAGATGGCAGGCTTGCGCCTAAGCGTCCAAAAACTCTTCCTTGTGATATTCACAGAGCAAATATCAGAAATGGAGAAAAGTCTGAGTCATGGCTTGTTCTGATCGGTCTTAGCAAAGGCACTCCATACGAGGTGTTTTGCGGGATCCCAGAGAATATTGATGTTCCTAAGAAGTTTAAGACTGGAACATTGGTAAAAAATGGTAAGCGCGAGGGTGTTACTACATATAATTTGCATGTTCCTACTGGCGCTGGTGAAGAAGACGCTTTCATCTTTAAAGACATTGTAAATCTATTTGACAATCCAACACAAGGAGCTTTCACCAGAACTATCTCATTAGCATTACGACATGATGTTCCACTGCATTATGTTGTGGAACAGTTGCAAAAAGACAAGAATAGTGATATGTTTTCATATGCCCGAGTGATCGCGCGGGTCCTAAAAGGATACATTACAGATGGAACTAAATCAGCAGAAAAAGGGTGTCCGCAATGTGGTCACTCGGACCTCATCTATCAAGAAGGGTGTCTTCGCTGCCCGAGTTGCGGGTTCTCAAAATGTCAATAAGAAAGTTGCAAGAAGTCATGAACATGACGATGAAATTGAAGAAGTAAAAGTTAGGCTTAAACAAACAACACGAAAAGGATATCCAATGAACTTTATCGCAGACGTTTCTCCGCACATCAAGGAAATTGAGCTCAAGGTTGAGCCCATTATTATCCGAGTCATTAAGTTTGACGAAGACTCTGCAAAAGAGTTTATTGAACAGATGAGTCGCGCGCAGAACACTGGCCAATCTGTGATCCCTGTCGTTATTGATAGCTATGGTGGTCAAGTCTACTCTTTGATGTCAATGATTGGCGCAATTCGTGCTTCACGGATTCCTGTTGCAACAATCATTGAAGGCAAGGCAATGAGCTGTGGCGCCCTTCTCTTCAGTTTTGGCGCTGAGGGTATGAGATTCATGGATCCAGACGCGACTCTCATGATCCATGACGTATCCTCCGGTGCAATTGGAAAGATTGAGGAAGTCAAGGCAGACGCAAAAGAAGCCGAGCGTCTCAATAAGAAAGTCTATGAGATGATGGCTCGCAACTGCGGTAAGCAGCCAGACTACTTTCTTAAGTTGGTCCATGAGAAAGGACATGCAGACTGGTATCTTGACGCACAAGACGCAAAGAGTCACAATTTAGCAAACGAGCTTCGTCTTCCTACTTTAACCTGTAAAGTTGAACTCAAATACACCTTAGACTAAGTGAAAACTAAAAAACTTGAACTACTAGTCAAGGTCATCGTTTGGCGAGCTCTCTCAATGAGTTGTGGGTTTGTAATAGCCTACATCTTTACTGGGAAGCTCGCCGAATCTGCTGGCATCACTGTTATCATTGGGCCGACTCTTGCAATAGCCCAATGGTGCTTTGAGATCTTTTGGGACAAATATGTCAGGGAGAATTTAAGAAATGTCATTTCAAGACAACAAGGTAGAATTGATCGGCTTTTATGGTGGCGACGAGGCGCACGCACTGTCAGCCTGGACAAGCACGAATCGGGACTTGACAGACGACAAGAAGAATCGAATCCCCTCTCTGCTAAAAATGCTGGCAGAGAATGGACATGAGACCCCGTTTGAGAAGAGCTCTCTTAGCTTCCTAGTGACGACTGATATAGCAACTCATATCCAGCTGCTTAAACACAGGATAGGCTGTAGTATCAATGCAGAATCTGCACGCTATAAGGAGCTCAAGGATGACAAGTATTATGTTCCTCGCGACTGGCCGAATGAAGAGAAAGCTCGCTACATAGCTTTTATGGAAGACGCACTGCTTCGATATCATGAGTGTCTTGAAAGACTAGTTGCTGGTGGCATGGACAGAAAGCGCGCCAAGGAGTCAGCTCGTTTTTACCTTCCGTATGGGAACCAGATTACCGCTGATGTCATGTTCAACTGGAGAAGCTTTAACCACTTCCTTGGACTCCGGATGAAAGCGGCGGCACAAAGAGAGATTTGCTGGCTTGCAGAAGAGATGTTGAGGCAAGTGAAAGAGATTCCTGGCGAGCCATTTAAATACACAATCCAATCTTTTGGATATTAAAGTATATTTAGCTTTATGCTAATATCTGAATCATCTCTAAGATCAATTATCCAGCAAGAGCTCCTGAGAGAACAAGCTTCTCAGATCATAGAAGAGTCTGTCTATGACAACCCGCATCTAGATGATGGAACTCTAGTTTGTGAAGCTTGTTTGCAAGATCTTCTTGAAAATCAAAGAACAGTTATTCAAGAAGCAAAGTATCACGGAAAGACTGTGTCTCTTAATAAGCCAACACGTGGTGACGTAAAGAAAAGCAAAGTTTATGTCAGAGACCCGCAGACTGGAAACATTGTGAAAGTAAATTTCGGCGATCCAAACATGAAGATCAAAAAGAGCATTCCTGCAAGACGGCGCTCATTCAGGGCAAGGCATAAATGTAGTCAAAAGAAAGACAAAACTTCTGCTGGATATTGGTCATGCAAGGCTTGGTAAAACGAGATAAACTTAACTTTGCCCCGATGTCTGAATCTCTTATAAGATCAATCATCTTTAAATCTCTTCTATTTGAAGGTTTTAAAGATGATCAACGCTATTTGATTGAAAAGTATCCGCAAGAACAATCAAAGCTTTCGCAACTTCAGCCAAAATGGATCGGCTGGTTAATCTCACGCTTTGGTGAGAACCCAAAATTTGCAGAAACGCACCCGTTCGAAGATGCGCTTGTCACAATCCAAAACTTTGCAAAGAAAGACGTAGCAGTTGGAGACAAATACAAATCAAATGAGCAGTTTAAAACTGAAATTGATAATCGTTTCCCACCTCAAACACGACGTTGGCAATCTCCCTCAGATACAACATACATGAATGTTGACGAGATGGAAGCAATCATAGGTGTCTCAGAACGCAAGAAAGAACGATTCAAATCTGAAGTCTCTGAGGAAGAGATGGAGAGCGATCGAGTTGGAAAAGTTGGTCCCTGGAACCTCTGGATGCCGACGACAAAAGAACGGAGCTGCAAAATTGCACAGTATGACCCGCTTACTCGAGCGCCTAAGACAACATGGTGCACTGCTCGAAAGGCAGGATCAAACCTTTTCTACAACTACGTTGGTCAACCAGGACGTGAGATAACGCTTTTTTTCATTATTACAGAT